AGGCTGTTGACCGGGGTTTACAAGAAATGAAGGACCGTATTAAATTTTTATCTGAAAATGTTAGAGGCGCACAAACTTTAAAAAGCGGCATGTTAGGTCAAACACAGATGGGTCGTGAGACTCAGCTTGAATACAAAAAAGATTTGGAAAAGAAACAAAAAGAATACGAACAGGCACAGTCAGATGCTGCTATAGCTAAAGCAAACTACCCTAAGATTTACGACAAAGGCAACTTTACTGTGATGACTGTAGACCCTGCAAATTTAGTGCAGCGTTGGCCCTACAGTTCAGAGCTTGTTCGTAGCCAGCGTGGTCGCAAAGCATCAGGCAGTCAAGAGAAAGACTAACCCGTGGCCCCACGCAAAAGAGTCCTAGTCCCCCCGAACCCAGAAGACCTAGGCAAGGTCGGCAGACCTAAGAAAAGACCCGGCGAACCCAAGACCACGCACAATATGAGTGACCGGGAACGTGCGCGGCGTTCTGTACAGATGAAGCTGAAGAATGCCAAGAAGAAGCAGGTCAAGCAGGATGTGAAGACAGCCCGGAACCGTCGCAAGGTTCGTGACCTGACCAGTGCAGCCAAGAACATAGAGAATGCCCTGAACGGCAACAAGACCCGTGTGGTAGATGCTGCAGACCTCGACGTATTACCCCCAGCAGTTACGGACCTAATAGATGATACCCCTGTCATTTTCAAACCTAATGAAGGACCTCAAGAGGACTTTCTTTCGGCTTCCGAACAGGATGTACTTTATGGTGGGGCCGCTGGCGGTGGCAAGTCATTTGCTCTACTTGCTGACCCCCTACGCTATTGCCATAATCCCAATCATCGTGGCCTTCTTCTCCGGCGAACGCTCGACGAACTAACAGAACTCATCGACAAGTCGAAGCAGCTATACCCCAAAGCATTTCCCGGAGCAACGTTCCGCGAGTCCAAATCAACGTGGGTCTTTCCGTCTGGTGCAACCATGTGGTTTACCTATCTCGACAGAGATAAGGATGTCACCCGTTTTCAGGGACAGGCGTTTAACTGGATTGGCATAGACGAAATAACACAGTACCCCAACAGTTACGTCTGGGACTATCTTCGTTCCCGTCTCCGTTCGACGGACCCCGAACTACAGACTAACCTAACCATGCGCTGCACAGCGAACCCCGGTGGTGTCGGCGGCTGGTGGGTGAAGAAGATGTACATTGATGCCCACGAACCCAACAAGGCGTTCGGAGCTAAAGACTTAGAAACAGGTCGCACCTTTGTATGGCCTGACAATCATCCAAAAGCAGGTCAACCCCTATTCTACCGCAAGTTTATTCCGGCGAGGTTGACTGACAACCCCTTCCTGATGGCAGATGGTCAATACGAGGCCATGCTTCGGTCACTCCCGGATGTCGAGCGTAGACGACTCCTAGAAGGGGACTGGGATGTGGCAGAGGGAGCGGCCTTCCCAGAGTTTTCGAGGGTACGACATGTGGTCGAACATTTTGAGCTTCCCACGAACTGGCCCCGCATACGAGCCGCCGACTACGGCTACTCGTCGCCGTCGTGTGTCCTGTGGGGTGCTATTGATTGGGATAACAATATTTGGATTTATCGCGAACTTTACGTAAAACACTTGACAGCAGAGCAATTAGCTGATAAAATATTAGAATGTGAAGAGTTAGACCCGCTACCTCATTATACGGTCCTAGACTCTTCATGCTGGAACAAGACCGGATTCGGCCCTTCTATCGCAGAGACTATGATGAGGGCCGGGGTTAGGTGGACTCCCTCAGACCGCAACCGTCTACAAGGAAAAATGGAACTACACAGGCGGCTTGCTGACGACCCCCACTCTAAAGAACCCCGTATGCGAATCTTTTCCACTTGTAAGCATATCATTGCACAGCTATCGGGCATTCCACTCTCCAAAACTAACAGTGAAGATGTAGACACGAGAGCAGAGGACCATGCCTACGATGCGTTGCGATATATGGTTATGACGCGAACCAGCGGATACACTTCGATACACAAACAACTGCAGGGCATCAAAGACCAAGCCTTCCAGCCCTATGATGCTACGTTTGGATACTAGGAATGGCAGAGATAGACTACAACGCTAAGATACGAGACGGCAGCATCACGGTTCGTGAAGCGTTTAAGGCTGTGCTGGCTAAACCAAAGCTTTCGACAAGTAATACGTCCTCTGTCAAGTCGTTACTAAGTAAAGTCGCTGATGAGGGTATAGATTTAGATGCTAGATACTTTGATGTTTACGACACTGAAGAGTTCATGGAAGCACTGGACTATAGCACTAATAAGACTGGGGTACACAGATATAAAGAGTTTGGTGCGTTTGAAACTCAGTTAGATGGTCTTGTACGCCTCAGTAAACGTAATCAACCATACAAACGTATAAGTGATAACAATAAAGTTAAGGGACTCGCTTCGAGCCTAGGACTTACAGGAACACAAATAAGAGGCAAGGACCCTATGCGGGGTCTTGTTCCGTCCAAAGCCTTCGATAGAATATTTCATCAAGCTTTGTCAGAACCAGAATCGTCAGAGGTAGATACAAAGAGGGGTCGAGATAAAGTAAAAGTTATTGACCAACAAGCCGCTGATTATTTAATTTATGAGAAATACACGGGTCAAAGATTAGAAAGTAATATCGGACCTGATGGCTTAAAGATTTCAGATTTTAATTTTTATACAGATAAAAACGGCAATACAGTAGTTGAAGTTGCAGAAAAAGTTTCTGGCACCAAAACCCGACCTGCTGTTGTGTACAGCGGAGAGTTCGCAGAGTTTTTAAGAAACAAGGTTGAAGCATCAAAGTCCCTTGCCCCACCAGACGCAGACCTTTCAAAAGTCAATCTGTTTCAAACCACAGTTGCAGCCACAGATAAACTTTGGAATAGCAAGATACGCCCAGCTTTAGAAAAAGAATTTAGAAAACAGCTTCCGCAAGGTAAGGGTGGGTCACACTCCGTTGTTCGTAAAATACTTGCGAGACAACTGGTTCAAGAATTTGAAATGCCTAGAGACGCGGTAAAGTCTTGGATGGGACACGCAGGAGCAGGGATAAATGCTTCAGGTGATATTTTAGATGAGAGTTACACAGGGGCTGTTCCCGATAAACGAGTCGGTGAACTAACTAACGTTCTAATTAGAAGTGATGCTCGTAATACTCCCAACGTCAATAATGTAAACTCTCTGTTTGTACAGAGGGGTGCAGGATTTTCTCAGGAAGTCTTGTTTGAGATTCCCGAAACTATAGAGTTAGGAGAAAACGCTACCCTAACCGAATCTAAAGCAATAACAAGAGAATTGTCACCGGGAGAGGTAGAAGACTTATCTTCGCAGGGATTTAACCGCGCTGCTCGTCGGGATATTGCTACAGAAAAACTAAGGCAGCAGCTAGGTGAGATACGAAGTAAAGCGGCACAGTCGGCTCCTAAAGCACAGGACGTTGCTCCAGCAACAGTTGCTGAACAATACCCAGACATGGACGCAAAAGCAGAAGCCAAGGGGGTTAGTAGACAGAACCTCGTTGCTAAAATGTTAGATTCTTTAACGAATAAGCTGGGAACAGTTACAACAGGCGCACTTACAGGCTTGGGAGTATATTCCGTCGTAACAGAGCCAGAAGCAGCCGTGAGGGATATTGCTCTTGATGCAGCAGGACAGGCTTTAAAATTTGGCAAGTTTGCTGGATTACCCGGCATGTTAACCACTCCAATGGCTACTATGGCTAATCAAGAACTCCGTCCTGAAGACCGACCGCCTCAAGACCCCGCCGGACCATACGCCGGACAAGATTTTATCCCTGCCAGAGAGGTAGAGGAAACAGACGAAGACATAATGGCACGAGTTGCCACACAGGATTCTGGCATGATTCCAGAACCGGACAGGGTTCCTCAAGCCGCCCCTGCCCAAGACCAAGGCTTTCTTTCCGTTAACTAGGAGGCAGCAATGCCAGACAATAACTACAACTACGGTGCAGCCTATGTAATGAACTCTGATAAAGTCAGCGTCGATACAGATGAGGGTGCAACAAAACTATACCGTGAAGGTCTTGAGTTTCAGACTCGTGTAAAGACAGGCCCAATCACAGAAGATATGCCCAAGAAGCAAACCAAGCCTACTGTAGAAGCTTCATTTAACACAATGGCAGAAGACAGAAACTACTTTAGCTAGGACTCTACATGTCTGAAGATAACTTTCTCCAGCCGGATGATGACACGGTAATTCCGGTACAATCTCCCGAAGAACAGATGCCGGGTCTTGCAGGGTACGTAACCTCAAAGTTCAGGGATGCCGAAACTGGTCGCTTTGCTCACGAGCAACGCTGGCTACAGGCGTTCAAAAACTTCCGGGGTATCTACGACTCTACAACTCAGTATCGTGATTCGGAGCGGTCTCAGGTCTTTGTTCGGATTACCAAGACAAAGGTTCTTGCTGCGTTCGGTCAAATCATAGACATCCTGTTCGCAAACAAGAAGTTTCCCTTGGTTGTGGAATCAACTCCCGTGCCGGAAGGCATTGCGGAGTTTGCCCACATGAAGACTCCCTTGGACGAAGCAACTGAACAGGACCCCTACGGGTTTTCAGGGGATGGTCGCGAACTAGCTCCCGGTGCCTTACAAGCGAAACCCGGTGGTGACTTCTTAGGTGGCCTAGAGTCCAAGTATGGACAACTAGACCTAGCAGAGGGTCCGGCACGGATAGGCGAACCGCAAATTAGTCCGGCTCAAGAAGCAGCCTTGCGGATGGAAAAAGTTATACACGACCAACTCACCGACACAAATGCTGTGAACGTGATGCGGAACTCCGTGTTCGAAGCAGCCCTCTTGGGAACTGGCGTTGTAAAGGGACCATTCAACTTTTACAAGCGGGTCCACAAGTGGGAGCGTAACGAAGAGGGAGAGCGGGTTTATAACCCGGATGAGAAGACCGTTCCACGGATTGAGATGGTGTCGATATGGGACTTTCACCCTGACCCATCCGCTACTAGCATAGATGACTGCGAGTACGTCATAGAGCGTCACCGCATGAACCGTCAACAGCTTCGTGCGTTGATAAAACGACCCCACTTTATTTCGGAAGCAATTGAAGAGTGCCTAGCTAAAGGTCCGAACTATGAGGACAAATATTACGAGGACACTATTCGTGAGGACGAGACAGAGCCATTCTACCAAGGCAATCGCTATGAGGTCTTGGAATACTGGGGTGTCTTGGATGCCAAGCTAGCTGAAGAAGTTGGTTTGGAAAACGCTGGAGACATGTCGGAGTTCGATGAGCTTCAGGTTAACGTCTGGGTTTGCGGCAACATGGTTATACGCTGTGTCCTAAATCCCTTCACACCCGCTCGTATCCCCTACCAAGTCTTCCCATACGAAGTCAACCCCTACCAACTCTGGGGTGTCGGTGTAGCGGAAAACATGGAAGACGCACAGAAGTTAATGAACGGTCACGTTCGTATGGCTATCGACAACCTCGCCCTTGCGGGCAACCTCGTCTTTGACGTAGATGAAGCTAGTCTCGTACCGGGACAAAACATGGACATCTTCCCCGGCAAGATATTTCGTCGTCAGTCGGGTGTTACCGGGACAGCCATCAACGGCTTGAAGTTTCCGAACACGGCGGGGGAAAACCTGCAGATGTACCAGATTAGTCGTCAGCTTGCTGATGAAGAGACAGGCATCCCGTCAATCATGCACGGTCAAACAGGTGTAACCGGAACTGGGCGAACCGCTGCAGGCTTATCCATGCTCATGGGTTCTGCCGGGCTATCCATGAAAACTGTCATCAAGAACATTGACGACATGCTCTTGAAACCCTTGGGCGAAGCCTACTTCCAGTGGAACATGCAGTTCAACGATGAGGCAGAAGACATCCAAGGTGACCTAGAAATTAAACCACGCGGCGTTGCAGCCGTGATGCAGAAAGAGGTTCGCACACAGCGGCTAACATCCCTGTTGCAAACCGTCGCAAACCCCATGCTGGCTCCATTCATCAAGATACCAAACCTGATGCGCGAACTGGCTATCTCACAGGACATAGACCCTGACAGCCTAGTCAACGATGCAAACCAAGCACAACTCTACGCAAAAATGTTACAAGGAATGCAGGCT